GGACCAGAGTGACATTAGGCTTTTCACTGTCCCTCCTCTCATGAGAAGGTAAACAGATCCGTAGCCTATGTCAACCGGCAGTATGTCCAGCAGACCTGCTTTTGCAGATCTGTCGGTAGCCTACCCAACAGATCGTGCACCGTCAACACTGACCCATCTACTGAGTCCTTGATCCCGAGAGTCACTTCGGGAGACAAGGCCTCATGGATAGGGGCATCGACGATGTACCGCATACCCGTGTTACCCTGACGCACCCAACTAGCATTAGCTAGTCGAGTAACGTGAAGGGCAGCCCGGAGATGCAGAGGAGTATACTCCCCTGAACTCGGGTGTGACAATGTTACATCCTAACTCAGGAGAAACTCCTGATCGTTGTGGTAAGAATACTACATACTACCACTAGAGTGAGCCGAAGCTCAGTCACCCACGCTCAATAAGGTGGTCCAGATCCGAAAGGGCAGTCATTTCAGCCCATTACAATATCAGATCTGGGTCTTAGAGAAGTGAGTCGATGATATGACTCAGTACATTGAAGATGAGAAACACCAAAGCCAGCGTTTTATAGCTGACCTTGAGAGTTATCTCAAGATCTCCAAGACTGATCTCATCACGACGCCGGCGGACAGCCCCTTCATCAGGAAGCTGACCGTCGACCTCTCTACGATTCACCACCAAGAAGCTTGGTGATGACCGCATCGGAGGCCGCAGTCATCAGAGTTTTGTAACCCTGATAAATCTGCATCAACTCCGTATTCGTATAGCCCGCGGGCGGAACGTCGACGACGAGGTAAATCGCCGAACCGACCTTCACGTTTTCCGAGGGCTTAAACGGGTCCGAAGTAACCTTCGAGTGGTCGAACCTCAGAAGATGCCGTACCCTTCCCTGTTTGATCAGGTTATGGTTAACGGACAACTTCCATAGCCCATCAGCACTCACATACGCCGACTCGCTTCCCTCCGAAAAAGTTCTCGGAAGGGGCGTAGTCACCGCATTGATTGTGATGGACTGAGGATCGGCTAGTGCCATAGGCATCACTCCTAGGGCTCAGGTCTTGAGCCCCATTTGGCGTTTGACGCATCATAGTTCACCACCTTACTTCAGTCGGGTAATACCGACTGCCGCAAGGATGGACTTTTGGGTGTTCGAAAGATCACCCATGGTGAGTCCAAACCCGAACGGGTTTGCCTTCTTCCGTACCTTCGTTTCTGAAACTAGGGTAACGGAAGATGGTCGGCCGTCGTAACTACTTCCGTAGATATACGTCGGACCGATGTACGAGTAAGTATCACGAACAATTGAATGTTCCATGATATACCCGTACCGCAAAACGAGACCTTGGCTGGCCCAAGCATCGGCGTTGTATAGTACATCGCCGACATTGGAAAACCAGTCAACAGCCCAGCTCCAAGGCGCAAGTTCCCAAAGTGTTTCGATGGTCAGGTCAAGGCCAAGCAACCGCCTGGCGACCTGCCAATCATCGGCGAACGGAGTATACACCTCCTGCAGAAAAGTCTGCGGAAGATGATACACGAACGCTCCTGAAAACCATCGACGCACAGACACCTCACGGTGCCTGACAACTTGTGCTTGTCGTGTCACATCGAAGTTAATCATGTCGCCACCAAGACCTCTCCCAGCGGGAAAGGCCTGGTTACGCACGACGTTCTCCGATGTCGACACTTCTGGTGGAAAGCTATACCTACGCCTAACTATTCGCTGGTTATCACGGACATACTGTTGAATCAGTTTGTCCATGTGCTTGACTGTCTTAACGAAGTCAAGTATATCTCCAACGAGAGGTTTCCAACCAAACTGGTAATTGAGGTACTCAGAGCCCGGAGATGCAACTTGTTTCCGGACATCCTGAACCCTCGCTTGCCATAGGTTCCTCCCAATCATCTTGGGAAGACCTTCATGGAAGGTCTCAAGCAACGCTGTTGCGAGAGAGGCAGTAGGTTTGGTGGGAGCACACTTGGCAATTGCCGCAGCCCCAAAAGCTGTCAACGCAGCATTACTGCTGAAGTTGTAGCTTGGGAACGGCATACTACCAGGTGTGAATACGTCCGTCACGGTTAGGGGACCTCGATAGGTACCCCGATAACTCGATGACGAATCGTATCTCCTCCAACCCGACGTCACGGTATGTATCCGATTATCGGACACATTAGCGTAACGCTTTTGGGTAAGGAAGTCCCCACCAACATCCTTCGTGGAACGGTCATAAGACCGCCATTCGGGATGGCTTTCGGACTCAGTTTCCTGAGTCCCATTCAACCAAGGCGGAG